AGCGCGCAGTCTCAGGACGATCTTCTTGCAGGTGCAATGACGTCAGCTTGGCAGGCTGGATCAACCGTTGCTGCATTGACTATAGATGTTGATGCAACTGCCAAGACCTTCACCCGATCTGCTGGTGACTTCACCAATGATGTGGAGGTTGGAGATCTGATCGCCTTCACTGGTCTGACTGGCAATAATGCTAAGCCGTTTATCGTAACTGCGGTAACTGCATTGGTGGTTACTGGTGCGGCTATTCAGGTGGCGCTAACCAACGAGACTGACATCACATCAGATCTGGTTGTGGCTGATAAGCTTGAGACAGGCAACCTGTGTAAAACATTCTCAATCCTTACCTGGATGAAGGGGCAGTGTGGCGGCGATGATAGCTTCCTGCTGACGCGTGGCGTTGAGTTCTCAGGGTTCAGCATTGAACAGGCAGTTAACGCCATGGTGACTGGCTCATTCCCGTTCATTGGCCTGAACCAAGAGATCGTCGCATCAGTTCCAGCTGGCTCTACATTCGTCACTGACTTTGATGCACAACCATTCTCAAGCGTCGACGTATCTGCGTTTAATGGCACTGCGCCACTGACGCTGATCGACAGCTTCACCATCACCAATGATAACGCGGCTTCTGCCCAGTTTGAGCTTGGTAATGCCGAGGTTGCATTCGTGGAGCGTGGGCGCGCAGCAAATACCTTCTCTTTGGCTGGTAAGCTGTATAGCATGGCACTGCATCAGCAGTTCCTGAATGAAGACCAGATCGAGCTGACGTCTATTTTGTCAGGGCCGGATGGTGCAATGTCGTTCACGCTGAAGCGCGCTGAATTCACTACGTCTACCATTGAGATCGGCGGCCCAGAGTCGATTACCATTTCGATGGAAGGCCAGGCAACAGGCAACAGCACGCTATCATCTATTGTCATTCAGCGATTGGCGTTGGCTTAGCAGAAGGGGCTTCTGCCCCTTATAAACCACGGCTTGCGCGTTCTTCTGATAACATTTTTATAGGGCTTTTCACTTCCGGTTCAGATAATGAGGCAAGTATTTTATTCAGTATCTCTACCTGCTCATCTGCTTTTGTTGCTTTCTTTATCACATAAAAGATGATGAGTAAGTTTATAGCCATTGCTAAGATAGATAGTAAGATTGTCATAACACTCTCCTTAAACATATTTGTTTAGTGTACTGTGTTTTTAGTCCAATGCAACAATTTTCGCCAAAATAGAAATTGCCGTGGATAGGTTCGCAACCGAAAAGCGTCTGGTTAACGCTTTCCACGGCATCACAAACCATTACCTATTAACCAAAGGAATATTTATGACAGCCAAGAAAAATAAAGAAATCTCCATCTCCAATACAGTAACTCATGAGATGCAAGAAGGAGGCCGAATTGGGTCATCAATCAGAAATGGCAGCGACAATAAAAAGCCACGCATGAAGCTGCGCGACTTCTTCTATAAAGACAAGCACGAAGTCGGAACTCGCATGCCGATCATGCTGCCATCAGGCAAGGACTCCGGCGAGTGGCTTCAAGTTCGTGGCCCAGACTGCGACGAGTCGATTAAAGCTGGTCGAGCCTATGCTCTGGCATACCGTCAAGTAACACGCTCAATGAAAGCTCTTGAAGCTAAATGCCAAGATAGGGAAGACTTCACCGAATACAACACGGAAATATCCGATAAGATGGCAGATCTGAATGCCGATCTTGCCGTTGAGATCGTCACTGGCTGGAGTTTTGATGAACCATTCAGCGAAGATGTACTGCGTGAGTTGCTGCGTCAGTACTCAGGCTTGGCTGAAGCTATCGCTGTCCATCACTCAAAAAGCCGAGAAGAGCTGTCGGTAAAGTAGCCGCGCTGTATGCATTTGCTCAGTGGGTGTTTGTTGATAACCAGAAGCGTCAGAAGTTCGACGCAATAACGGCACCACATGAGGCGGCGCTTATCTCGATGGGTGTCATAGAGAAAGCGGAGCGAGCAGCGCGTGATGAGGGGCCAGAGTGCCCCTCTATTTTTATCGGCACCTTTGATAAGTATCGTGAGATTAAATTCATCAAGAGAGAAACTGATCTGGAAGTTAAAATGTTCTCTCGTGATATGCTTACCTGGACTGATTTAATTCACTACCAGCAGGCAACAGGACAGAAGATCAGCGTGCTTGAAGCAGAGCTGATTATGGGCATAGATGGCGTATTCGAAGGCAAAGACGATGCCTGATGAGGGTTAATAAATGGCTGATACAGCTTCGCTAATAGTAAGGGTAAAGGCTGAAGGTGCTGAGCAGGCAGCAGACCAACTTGAT